TCAGCCCTTTTTGCCCTCGTCGGCTGGCGGAAATGTGACTAGCGAGGTCACCAGCGCGCGGCTTTCCCAATCCGAAATCTCAGCCACAGCCGACGCATTCATGACGCCCTGATTGGCCGCTTCGGTATAGACGCGCACCTCTTCGTCGCGGCTGTGGCCGGACACTGATTTCAGCTGCTGCTGGGTCAGGCCTATCTCCGCCCCGCGCCGCATCATCGCCTTGCGCAGGCCGTGCGCCGAGCAGCGCGCAGGAAGTCCGGCGTCGTTGCACTGCTTCCGGAACCAGTTGCCGAACGCTGCAGCCGATTTAAAGGCGCGGTTATAGCTGGTGCGCAGATACGGCCCTGGGCCATCCAGCGGCGGCATGGCATCGATCGCGGCTGCCAGCTGCGGCGCCATCGTGATCCGCATCGCCTTCCCGGTCTTCGACTGCGTCATCTCGAATCGGCCGCCCTCCACATCCGCCGGCGCGAACATGAAGGCGTCGCCCTTGCGCTGCGCCGTCCAGAGCATCAGCTCCATGGCCAGCCGCGCCTTCGTGCCCAGCGCGTGGTGCGCGCGGTACTGCGCGATCTCCGACTCGGTCCAGGTGTGGAACGTGCCCGCCTTGACCTTCACCCGGTCAGCCTCAGCGGCCGGGTTCTTGCTGATCATGTTCAGCTTGATGGCAAAGTCGAACAGCCGCACGAGTTCCTTGCGCAGCTTCTTTGCCGCCTCCGGCCCACCTTCCCAACGCGTGCCGACCTGCCGGCGCTCCAGCCGCTTCTCCAGAATCTGCTCGACATGATCGAACCGCACGTCGCGGACATAGGCCTTGCCATATTCGGTCCGCACCCGATCGAGGATGCCGCGAATCTTCCGCTGCGTCATTTCGGTCGGGCCCAGCCGCGACGGCACGGCCACATAGGTCTCGATCAGGGCGGCGATGCTGCCCGGCGCCGCGCGATCGCTGCCCGGCTGGACCTCGCCCTGCTCGCACAGGCGAAGCTCGGCCAAGAACTCGTCGGTGCCCAGCTCCGCCTTGAAATAGTGGGTCGCGAAGCCCTTGCGCCGATAGCGCAGGCGAACCTTGCCGTGCCGGTCGGTGGTCGGGGACACATATTGCGGGAGGTGCCGGTTATACCGCCGGCGGCGCTTCTTCGTCATCGGCCGAGAATCTTGTCCATGCTGTTGCCCTTGCCGGGCGCGTCCCTGAGCGTCCGCAGGCGGATGATGCCGTTCGGATCGATCTCGATCTCGAAATCACGCACGCCGGCGTCGCGCGCGGCTTTCACCACGCGCGAGACGTCCGACTGCTTGAACCGCGCGGGCGCGTTCATTCCTTCGTCCTTTCGGGTTTGAGGGCTGCGCGCACCGCGAGGCCCGTTGCGTTGTTCCAGTACATGCCGGGCAGGAAACCGCCCGGCCCCTGCCGGTGGCCAAGCTTCCGGCGTTCCAGCGCCTTGGCGACGGCATAGTCAGCGCCGGTGCGCAGCTCGATGCCGACGCCTTCGGTCCCAGTGACATCGTCCGGCTCACTATCGATCAGCATCGCCTGCTGGCGCGGCGTCAGGTTCGGCCAGGTCATGACGGCATCCCGTCGTGCTGGGCGCCATCGAGCAGCCGGCCGGCCTCCTTCTTGCTCATCGGGACCGCGAGCGCGCCAGGCGCAAGGAATTCGCCGATCGATTCGTCATCGCGAGCGGCGCGGCTGGTGCTGAAGCTCTCCCACCTCCGCCATCGATCCACAGACCTGAACGATACCGGCGGCACGATTTCGACGCCTCCATGCTCGTTCGCGATGGCTTCGTGCGGCGCCCAGCTCCCCCACTGCTTGAACAGGAAGGCGACGCCAACGGCTGCGCACTGATCGCGCAGGCTGCGCGCCCAATCGGGATGCATCGGCCGGGCGCCCGGCCCGCTCTCACCGCCGGCGACGACCCAATTCGGCTGGGCGGCGTGGGCGAGGATATCGATATGGCCAAGCAGCGGCTCTGCGCTGATCCAGCGCACCTGGGCGGGCAGCTGCGCCAGCACCGGCCAGCGCTGGTCATAGCGCTTCTGATCTTCGGCCGAGATGCCGAACCACCAGTTGGCCGGGATCTCCATGAGCCAATCCATCCCCGCATGGCACTCCATCTCGCGCTGCCGCCTGGGCAGATCCGCGAAATAAGCGGTGAACCGCTCCGGCCGCTTCGTCAGGATCTGATAGATGTGCTGAGGCGCGGCCAACATCGCCGCGAACACTTGGTCGAGCATGCGGTCATCGACGCCCGGATGGCCGAGGTCGCCATGCGCGCACACGAAGATCATGCGCGGCCGCGTCCACCGGCGCGGCTGGTCTAGCAGCGGCTCATAGAGCCGGACTTGCCCATTCCAGACCGGGCCGGCGTTGCTCTCCTGCGTCAGGCCTTCGCGCGACGGATGATGGCGCAGGCGCGTGCCCGCCAGCCGCATCGCATAGCAGTTGGTGCAGCCCGGCGAGAGTACCGCGCAGCCGTTGATGATGTTCCAGGTGGCGTCCGTCCACTCGATATGCGTGCCATCAGCCATCGTCCGACCTCCGAACGGTGATCCGCCAATCCGACCCGTCCTTCAGCGTGATCTCGGTGGCATATTCATCGACAGCAATAAATTCGGGCAGGTCTTCCTCCGCCCTCATGTACTCGTCAAAAGCGGAATCCAGCAGGGCGCCATAGGCGCGCAAGCGCTTTTCCTGCTCGCCGTCATCCACCCGCAGACGCTTCAACTCGTGCAGGATAGCGCCGATATTCTCGCAGAATTCGGTGTCGTTCTCGACCTCGTCGAGCAGCCGACCGTTTTCAAACCAGTCATCCAACTGCGCGATCGCCGCGGCCAACGCCGCCTCGTTGTAAGGCTGCAGTTTCACAGCATCAGCCATCGATATTCTCCTTGATGACGTCGAACGACACCGCGACCACCCAAGGGTTCGCTTCCCACGCTTCAGCGCTGTTGATGTGAGACCAGATCCCCGCGAAGCCGCACCGATAGGTGCCTTCGGGGAAGCCTGCATAGAATGCGCCGCTGTCGTACATTACCAGCCGATCAACGCCTTCGGCCTGGGCGTCCGCCTCGCTGATCTTGTGCAGTCGCTCCACACGAACGTCGGTGACGACCAGTGTCAGGCGGCTGGCCCAGCGCGGCATGAAGATGGACGGCCGGCCCTTGCCGTGCTGGTCGCAATTGTCGCGGCCGTCCGCCTCGTACCAGATGCGCGATTCAGTGCCGATCAGGCCGGGCCGGTACTGGTCATATGCGCGATGGGCGCGCCAAGTCTCCTTGACCCAAAGTCGGTCGCCGATAGCGAAGCGCGCGTCATATTCCATCGGGAAACCCGCGCGGCGCGCCACGCCGACGCTGCCATCTAGATCCCATTTGGTCGGGTGCTTCGGAAGATTCTTGTACTGGTTGAGGCTGTGCATCTTCACCCCGTCGGCGACGGCTGGGCACAGGCCGAACACCGAGCCACCAAAGTCCTCTTCCTTGGGCGGCTGGACCTTCATGATCCGGCGGGTCTGGGTCTTTCGACCGTCGAGAAGCGCGCGCACCATCGGCGCGCTGAACAAGATGGGGCGGTCTGTCATGCAGCCTCCTTGAAAAGCTCAAATTGCGGATCGGGCAGCAGCGCGCCCCACTGCGCCGCCATGGCGGCGGCGATCGACGGATAGGTCTCGCTGCGCCGGCGCGCGCGATCCGGCCCAGGCGGCTCGCGATGGCAACGTGACCATGCCTTATGCTCGGCCGTGCCCGGCCGGGGCGGCTTCAGCATGTTGGTCGGCTGGAGCGGCGGCAGGTTGATCAGCTCCAGCCCGGTGTTCTTGAAGAAGGGCTCGCCGAAGAAATAGGGATGCACGAACTGCGTCCGCCCGCGCCCGGTCAGCCTGATGGCATGGCCGTGCATCACCGGGTTCTCGACCACGCGGCGCGGGATCTGGTGCGCATCGCGCAGCGAGCGGTAGAAGGCTGCCGCAGCCTCCAGCTTCGCCCAGCGCTCGGGGTTGATCCCGTTCACCTTCTTCATGCCGAGATACAGGTGCTTCGAGCCGCTGTTGCACAGGATCGTGCAAGGCGGATGCATGACGGCCATCATGTCCCAACCGTCATCGAGGTGATCGAGCACGTTTCCCCGAATGTGCCGGTTGCTGCCGTCATCGGCGGACTCGATGTCGCACGACCACGCATCGTGCCCCAGCGCCTCGAAGGCGCGGCGGACCACGCCGGAGCGCTCGCAGGCGATCAGAACGCGGCCCATTATGCGGCCCTCCGCATCCGAAGCATCCCGGTCGGAACATTCGTTCCGCTCTCGGAGAAGCTGCCGACCGGAAGATCGCGCCACTCGCCCTGCAGCTCGCCGTGATCGTAATGCGCGGTCGCCGGCAGGATCGAAACCAGCGTGCCGCCGGGTTTCAGAAACTTGTAAGCGTGCCTTACATGTTGGGCATAGTGCCGGCCATAAAACGGCGGGTTCATCACCACCGCGTCAAATTCCGGTGTCGGCGGATGGTCGAGGAAGTTGGCGGTCAGGACGGCATGGCCCTTCGCCTTGGCTTCGGTCGCCCGGCCAGGATGATATTCGATCCCGAAAGCATTCTGCCGTCGCTCGCGCAGGGCGTCCATGATCCTGCCATCGCCACACGACGGCTCCAGCACGCGCAGGACCGGGCAATCTCGGCCGCGATAATGCTCGGGGTTAGGAATATGCGCAAACTCCAGCGCAGCATCGACCACGGCGCGCGGCGTCGGGTAGAATTGCAGATCCTTCGATACCGCCGTCGACGCGCTCGGCTTCACCCCTTCCGGCTCAGCATCCGGGAGCACCTCGCCGTAGAACTCGGCCAGGCCGCGGTTGATGGCCAGCAACGAAGCCCGGTCGAAGAAGACGTGCGCGTTGCCATTGGCGAACTTGCGCACAGTGATGCCGCGATCGGGGACAAGGATTGCCTCATCGTTGCGTCCAGCCTTGAACCGCATCAGTTCGCGAGCCGAGAAGGTCGCATCCTCGCCGGCCTTGTGATCCGCCTCCATCTCCTGAATTTCGCACCATTCAAGCGCAGCCTGACCACGAACCGCGGCCAGAGCGTTCACCATGTCCCGGAATTGGTCGAAGCCATAGCCGGAGCAGTAATGGCCGAACGAGAAGATGACGCGCTTGGGCAGCCCCTTCACGCCGATGCGCACCTTGCTGTGCGACTTATATGCCGGGTCCAGCGCTGTGAACGATTCCGCCAGGCCGCGCAGGATATGGAAGCGGGGCCGGATCAGGTAATCGCCGAAGGTTGCCTTCGCCGTCTCCATCGTCAGCGGCGGCGGGCTGGCCAGCGTCTGGTCGAACAGCTTCTTGTCCTTGGCGCTGGCGATCTTGGCGATGTCGAGGCGGTTATAGACTGCGCGCCAGCCCGACTTGAGCAGGTTCGCCCGAAGGGTCGATGCGCTCAGGTAGGACTTGCTACCAACCGGCTCGACAAAGTGCCCCTGGACAGTGGCGGCCATGCCGAGCGCGGTGAAAGCGTCATCGAACGAAGAGATAGCATGTTCGATCGCGGCGTGCTTGGCCTCGTATTCCTCGATCAGGTCCGCGACTGTGCGCTGTGGTGCAAGGGCGGTGCTCATCAGTCCGGCCTCCCGATCATTTCATTGTGGATTGAGCAGAGCGCGCTGATCGCGCCCATGGCGGTGTCGTTCTCGCCGAAGCTGACGAGGATGGTGCGGGCGCGGGTCTCATCGTCCAGCGCCACGATGTGGATGCCGTCGGCGGGCCAAATTTCGTCCGCCTTCATCTCGCCCGGCCGGCGGTCGCTCTCCGCCCAGCGCTGGCCCCAATGGGCGCGCAGTGCGGCGCAGGCGGTATCGAACGGATCCGGGTCAGCTGCCGGCACGCCATGCTCATGGCAGAACTTGCAGGTGGCCGCGTTCCGCTTGCAGTGCACGCGCCGCCCCTCCGCCCCGACCGGGATGCTGTGGCAAACGCCATAGCGCGTCTTCACCAGCGTGAAGTCGTCGGATTCGGCGCCGAACTTGCTCATGCGCCCTGCCCTTCGGAAACATTGGCGGACCGACCGGCCTCGACAGCCGGCCCGCGCAGGGAGGATGGCGACCCATGGGAGAGGGGTTGGTCGCCCGAGGCTCCTGCCCGGCGCGCGCACAGGGGGGAGACGCGCGTTGCGGACAGTGGGGGTTGGTGGAGCAGCGTCAGAAGGCGCTGGGCCTTCATCGCCGCGAGGGATGCGATGTCGATCACCGGCGCCTCCAGACCTGCCACCAGCGGCGCGGCTGGTGCATGGGGAGGATCGGGCCGCCTGCGCGCTCACGCTGCCAAGCGGTCGTGCGCGGCACAACGAGCGGGTCGCGGCCCTTGGTGTGAATGCGGGCCGTCACGGGCGCGGCTCCATGAGCAAAGCCGCAAGCATTTTGCGGCCGTACCGCCGGAACTCTGCGGCGATGGCGGCGCAGGATGCCGCGATCAGCGCAATGGCGACGACGGTGGAGAGGATGTGCAGGGCGAGGCTCATCACGCGGCGCCCAGCGGAAAGACGTTGGCGGGCGGCGCGGCAGGGTCCAGCCGGTCAGCAGCGGCCAGCAGGCGGCTGGCGCCGTGGATCAGGCAGGCGCGCGTCTCGGCCGGGTCGGCCGCAAGGATGTCGACCGCCTGGCTCGCGCTCTGGAAGCCCATCTTGATCAGGTCGAGCGTGCGATACTCGTCGAAGTCTTCGCGATGCTCAAGCGCCTGCTGCTGCGCAATTGCGCCAGCGGCGGCCGAGCCTACGGTAAAGCTGATGGCGTGCATGCCATATCTCCCCACCGTCTCGCGTCGCCGGCCGATCCGGCGAGGTCAGGTGATGAAAGAGATATGTGCCCCTATTGGGCATATGTCAATTATAATATGCCCAATAAGGGCACATATTATTCAGGCCAGTCCTCGTCCGGCCACCAGCCATCCTCGCTGCCGGGCGGCGGCCAATCATCGGCGCGAGAAGCGTGCACCTGCGGAAGGACCGGCACGGTTCCGTCGAGATGGGCGCGGATTGTGCAGCCCCATCGATCAACATGTTGGAAGATGGCGGAGACGCCCGCCCGGCGCATGGCCGTGTGGATAAGCTGGCTGCGCTCGGCGCGAAGATAGCCGATCTGGATGCCGCGCGCGGAATAGACAGCGATTGCTTGCGGGTCAGCGGGGTTCTTCGGTTCAGGCCGAAGATCGATCGCTTCGCCTGGCTGACACATCGCTATCTCGAAACGCCGCGTCGGGCCGGACTTGTTGGGATGGTCGGCGCCGACGACGGCTAGGGAGAGGTGCTTCACTACGTCTTAGGGACGGTGATCACGATCGGTTGTGGAGCAGAAGGCTTTTCAGGCGCAGGCTGGATCCACGCTAACCCACCGATAATGCCGCCAATGACGATCGCCATCACGCCGAACCCGATGGCCGCCCACTGCAACTTCCACGACCAAAGATCATCTCTTGTAGGGATCTGATTCAGTTTATCAGCGATTTGACCAAGCGCACCCTTGATATCGCGCATGTCCTCTCGGACCTGCTCCATGTGGGCTTCAAGGCGTGATACGCGACCATCCATGCTATCGTATGTGTCACCTGGCCCACCGGTTTGCAATCCTTCGTCCCGCCGTTGGGCATTCCCAGGAGCGGCGGTAATTGTGGCCCTCGTTACTATATCGATAGCGTTACTCATCGGTGTCGCCTGTATCGGGCGATTTCATATCGCCATTCAAAATGACCGAAGAAAACTGCCGAGCGAGACCACAGTTAAAACAAAGAAGCGTATAAAATTCTGCAAATTCCGGTTCTTTTTCTGACGCTTTCCATCCGACCTGTTGAAGTGATGTCGCTGGCCAAACTTTACTATTTTTGGAACCGCAGTGTGGGCATGGATCACCAACGGCCAATGCTAAAGCGTTCACTCTTTTGCCGACTTCAACTAACTGGCTTTCCGTTAGCTCACGACCACCCATCACCATAATAAAGCGCCCCTCACATCTTCCGCACGATAGCCACGACGCGGCCGACGACATGCAGTTCGCCATCGTATGCCGTCTCAGGCGCTACGTTCTGGTTATCGGACAAGATTTTCACGCTGCCGTTCGGCATCGGGCGAAGGCGCTTGATGATGCCCGCCTGGCCATAAGCCGCCGCCCAGATGCGATCAGCCATGCGCACTTCATGCTCTGACGTGTCGATCAGCACGATGTCGCTATCCAGGATCGTCGGGGACATGGAGTCTCCGGTGCCCGTGGCGAAGAATAGCTTGCTGGCCGGCGCGCGCGTGAACTGGCGTATCCAGCTTTCGGAGAACCGGTACGTCTCGCCGGTTACCGGAATATCAACATAGCCGCCAGCACCCATGCCGTAGGCGATATCCCACTGTTGAATTTCCAACTCTTCAGGGTCGTCACGAGAACCATGCTCCAGTTCCGCCCGATCCTGCTTGATCGCTCCAACATTATTGGCACTGCCATGGTGCGGAGTGATCAACACGTGAGGCTCGACCGATAACGCATTCGCGATTTTCTCTATCCAGTCTTGATGCAAGCGTCGATCGCCGCGCTCTAGCTTGCCCATATTGTTCAGCGTCGTTCCGATAGCTTCCGCCAGATCGGTCTGCGAAAGGCCCTTGGCCTTACGAATCTGCGAAATGTTGTTGGTGAACATAGCCCCGTTGTGCCCAGATAGGGCAGGCGGCGATAGAGGACAGTTTGGGCACATTTTTAGGTTGCCTTATGTGCCCGCATTGGGCATATTATGCCCATGAGGCTGATCGATCACTTAAGGACCGCTGACATAACGGTCGCCGCGTTTGCCGAGGAAATCGGTGAAGCTGAGAACACGGTCCGAAAGATCGTGTACGGCCAGCGTCAGCCATCTCTTCCTCTGGCGGTGAAAATCGCCGCTGCAACGGACGGTGCGGTTACGGAGGCTGATCTGATTTTGCCCAAGGCAGCCGCCTGATGCGCCTCGGTCTCATTCGCGTGCGCACCCGTTCCGACGTCGTTGCGCCCTACCCCTACCGATCGCACCGGACGGTGGCCGATCTGATCGCGGCTGGTGCCCTTGAGGGTGGTCGTGTCGATAAGAAGGATCATGCCTGATGTCCGGTTGTTGCGATCATGGTGCCGGTCTACGCGCAGGCGCGCCCAGCGTGTTGGGCAAGTTGCCCCGTCTCACACAGAATTCTTATCGCGAGGCCGTGAGCCGGACGGTCGCAGCCCAGCAGGCGAGCGATGACCTGACCGATCAGGACATGGCCGACCTGCTGGGCACATCGGCCGCGACGGTCGGCAATGCCCGCAACAAGAAGGGCGACCTGGGCGCCATCGCCATGCTGTCGATCGGCAAGGCGTTCGGCCCGGAAGCGCTCAACACCATTCTGGCGCTGATCGGCGCGAAGGCCGTCCCGGCGAGCGCGATCTGCTGCGACAATGTCGGCCATATCCCGCTGAAGATCGCGGAGGCCTTGCCCCTGCTGATCACGCTGCTGTCGGATGGCGTCTGCTGTGACGACGATGTCCGCAAGCTCGAAGGAGCGGGCGTGATCGACGAATTCATCCGCGCGGCGAACCTGCTGGAGCGCCGGCGCAACGAGGTGCGGCTGCGCGCCGTCTGACACTGAACTGAGCGGGGCGCCGGGCGCCCAGGAGTTGATCATGAATATCGCGACCAGCGCGGCGCCGGCGAATGCCGGTTCTGCGGACGCTATTGCTTTGCCCACGCCGACCGTCGCCATCATCGGCGCGGCCACGCTGTATCTGGGCGATTGCTACGAGATCCTGCCGCGGCTCGGCTGGCTGCCCGCGCTGGTGATGGACCCGCCCTATGCATTCGAGACATCGGGTGGCGGCCGGTTCCGCGCGGCGCGCGGCCACACCGACCAGATCGCCGCCGAGGGCCTGGCCGACGGCTTCGACCATCAGATCATCAATTCGCTGCTCTGCGGCTCGGTCGTCGTCTTCTGCCACAATGACCAGCTGCCCGGCCTGCTGGCCTATCTCGACGGCAATTTCGACCGGTTCGTGCTTTGCAGCTGGATCAAGTCGAACCCGATGCCGGTCGCCAACAAGCATTACCAGCCGGACAGCGAATTCTATGTTCACGCCTGGAACAGCGGCTTTCACCCGATCGGCGAGCTGGCGGACAAGAAGCGCCATGTCGTCGCGCCGGTCGGCCGGGCCAAGGACTTCGGCCACCCGACGGTGAAGCCCGATCACGTGATGAACAAGATCATCACGAACGTCAGCGGCTCGACCATCTGCGATCCGTTCATGGGCACCGGCTCGACCGGTGTCGCCGCCGTGCGCGCCGGCCGCGCCTTCATCGGCATCGAGAAGAACCCGATCCATTTCGCCACCGCCTGCGCGCGGCTGGCCGCCGCCCAGGGCCTGGAGCCCGCGGGCGTGCCCACCCTTTCGCCGGATCAGCAGGGCCGGCCCCTTCCCATCCTCACCCCTGCCCAAGGAGAACCGAAGTGAATGACATGGCCTATCAGCCGGGCGATCCGAACGGGTCGCGCCGGGCGGCCGACGGCGGGCATGTGCCCGGCGCCTGCAACACCATGGGCGAATTTATCCGCTCGCTCGAAGACGGCCAATTCGACGCCGACTGTTACGAGAAGATCAAGGAGCTGTCCGCTGCGCTCGCCGAATATGCGTGGACGAACGGCGGCAAGGCCAAGGGCAAGGCCACGATCACGCTCGACTTCAACCAGGACGGCGGCGTCACCGAGATCAAGGGCACGTTCAAGGTCGTGATGCCCGAGGGTCGCCGGCCCAAGTCGATCATGTGGCGGACGGAAGACAACCGCTTCACCCGCACCCAGCCCAACCAGCAGCAGCTGTTCGGCATCCGCGACGTCAGCGGATCGGCCGAGCGCCCGCGCGACTACTGATCCCCAACGCCAAGGAGCATCCCAAAATGGACGACGAAACCAAGAATAACGGCATGGTCACCGCCGTGCGCGAGCTGGTCGAGGACTATGTGAAGCCGAAGGTCGAGCTGATCACCACCCCCGACGGCGTGGCCGCGCCCTTCGTGATGACGGCCGATCGCGTGTTTCGCATCGGCATGCACGAATTCGACGACGCCCGTGCATTCCCCCGGTTCCGCCACGGCACGGCCGCCATGCTGTCGCTCGACAGCCTGATCGACCACACCAACCGGTTCAAGGACGATGGCAGCATGCTCTTCGCCGACGACAACCGCGACGCGCCGTCGATCATGTCGGTGCTGGACTATCACCCGGCGGGCGAGGCGATTGTGACTGCTGCCCGGTTCGGCCGCCATCGCGCCACCTTCAACTTCCCGCTGTCGGACGAGTGGAAGGCCTGGACCGAGTTCAACAAGACGCCGCTGAAGATGGCCGCCTTCGCCGAGTTCGTCGAAGAGCGCATCATCGATGTGCTGCACCTGATCCCGGAAGAGGATGAGCTGTCGCACGACCTGCAGAAGTTCATCAGCGCCTGCGGCGGCGAAGCCATCATCGCCACGCCCCAGAAGCTGGTCGAGCTGTCGCGCGGCCTGAAGGTCAATGAGTCGTCGGTGATCAAGGAGGTCGTGAACCTGGGCACCGGCGAAGGGCAGATCCTGTTCTCGTCCGAGCACAGCGACAGCAACGGCCAGCCGCTCCGCGTGCCAAGCCTGTTCCTGATCGCCATCCCGGTCTTCCGCAACGGGCCGCTCTACCGGCTGGCCGCGCGCCTGCGCTACCGCAAGACGGCCGAGGGCATCCTGTTCTGGTATGACCTGTGGCGCGCCGATCGTGTCTTCGATCACGCCTTCAAGGAAGGGTGCGAACGCGCCCAGGTCGAGACCGAGCTGCCGCTGCTGTTCGGCAAACCGGAATAACCCGATGAGCTATCGGGGGCATCCTTATCGCGAGGGTCGGCTGGGCCGGTCCATCAGCACCCGGCCGGGCGTCGGTTCTCTGACGTCCACCGCAGCGCTGCAATGTTCGCGCTGCCCGCACAAGGGCACGTTGAACCAGCGCGCGCGGATGCCCCCGGAAGCAATCGACGAGAAATTCAAGCAGGCCGGCTGGGCGCTCGATCCGCACATCTGCCCCGGTTGCCGTGCCCGTGCCAGCCAAGAGAGGAAGACCATGTCGGCCAAGCCGTCGCCCGATGCCATGCGCGCGCAGGCATCCATGCTCACCCTGCTCCAGACCCATTTCGACGCCGCCAAGGGCCGCTATGCGAAGGACTGGAGCGACCAGAAGATTGCCGACGACACCAAGCTGGCTGTCTCGGTCGTCAGCGAATATCGCGAAGCTGTGTTCGGCCCCATCCAGGAGCCGGAAGAGATCCAGCAGTTGCGCAGCGACATCACTGCGCTGGAGACGCTGCAGCGCGAGAGCAATGCGGCGTTCATCGCCCAGATCGCGTCGCTCCGCTCGCAGGTCGCCGGCCTGTCGTCCGGCAAGCTGCGGAGGATCCCCTAATGGCGCGGCTCTATATCCGTGCGCGGCTGGTCAACGCCTATCGCCGCGTCTTCCCGCATCCCGCCGTGGTCGCCCAGCGCGAACGGCGGCGCGTCGCCACTCAGGCGGCCGGTCAGCGCATGCAGGCCGGTCGGGAGAAGGTGATCGCCGCCACCGCGCAGCTGCGCGCGTCGATGGCCCAGCAGGGAGGCCAGCGCCATGGCTGAAACCTATCCCTGCGAAGCCGGGTGCGGCACGATCATCACCCATGCACCGTACCGCAAGACGCGCCTGTGCGTGCCCTGCGTCCGCTCCGCCAACGGCCGGAATCCGTCCAAGCGCGCCAAGGGCAGCATCGCCATGAAGAAGCGCATGGCCGATCCGGTCTTCAAGGCCCGCCAACTCTCGATCGCTCATGATGCGATGCGCGAGAGGCTGGCATCCGATCCCGAGCTTCGCGCTCGCCAGGCGGATATCTGCCGCGCGCTCGGCAAGTCCGGCGCTGGCCGTGCCGCCCAGGGCAAGGGCTCCGAGCCCCGCCGCCGTGCGGCCATCACCCGCCGGCAGACGATGCTCGGCTGGTGCCCGCCCCACCTTCTCCCGGAGTATCAGCGCATGATCTATTCCAAGCGCATGAAGGCGGCGGACGCGCGCGCCGCGATCGAGGAACTGATGCGCAAGGAAGAGGCGAACCTCTCGCCCTTCGAGAAGCAGCTGCTGCGCATCCGCAATGGCGAGGTCGGAATCTCGCGCAAGTTCGTGCCGGAGAGGAACGTTTCGCCCTTCACGCTCGGCGGCGTCGGGTCGGGGATGCTGTGATGCAGAGCGTCCGCCTCCCCTGGCCGCCCAAAGAACTGTCGCCGAACAGCCGCGCCCATTGGCGCCGCCGTCATGCCGCCAGCAAGTCAATGCGCCGTGCCGCCCACATTCTTTGTTTGGAGGCGAAGCTGCGCGTGGCGGCCGACGGGGACATTGTCCTGCGCCTGACCCTGCACCCGCCGGTCAAGCGCGAGCATGATCGCGACAACGGCCTCGCCCGGTGCAAGGCGCTGCTCGACGGCGTCGCCGATGCCCTGCGCGTCAATGACAGGCGCTTCCGTCCTACCGCCGACTTTGCCGAGCCGGTCGAGGGCGGTTGCGTGGTGCTGGAGATCGTCGAGCCGTGAGCGTCATCGCGTCCGCCCTGAAGCATATGCTGGCCGCTGGCATGGACCATGACGCCATCCTGGCAGCCGTCGCGGCCATGGAGGAGGAGATTGCCAACGCCCCCCGCCCTCGCTCGGCTGGCGCGATCCGCACCGAACGCTGGAGGAAGAACAAGGCGTCACACGCGTCACAAAGCGTCACATGTGACGATGGTGACGCCGATGTGACGCTTCCCCCTTCTCTTGATAAAGAAAAGTCCCCCAGACCCCCTAAAGAAATTAATCTCATCCCCGAGGGCGACGCGAGCGCACACGAGGGCGATCCCGCTGGCTTGCCGATTTCGGTCAAGATCGCGCTGGCAATCGCCACCTGCCAAGCCATCGGACGGATCAAGCCGCCGTTCACCCTCCCCGTCCGCATCCCCGCCGAGCCGTGGGCCGACTTCGTGGCGATGCGCCTCCGCATCCGCAAGCCGATGACCGACCGGGCCAAGGAGCTGGCCGTTCGCGAACTCGACCGGCTGGCTGCGGCCGGGTGGCCGCCAGGCGATGTGCTGAACCACTCCACGATGAACAGTTACCAGGGGCTGGTGCCCCCGAAAGGCAGAAACCATGGGCAATATCGCCAAGATCGACCCGCAAACGACATCAGTGACCCGATGGTCCGAACCGTCCTTGCCCGACAAGCTGAGCGCGGTCGTGGACATGGGTCTGAACCTTTCTGAGATGCCGGTCGTCGGGCCTATCAGTGCTGGGCACCTGCGGACCTACATCGAGGCCAGCACGCCGCCGGCGCCGCAGATCGGCCAGATCGAAACCATGTTGGCCAAGCTGTCGATCGCCCTGCCGAAAAAGCAGGTGTCCGACCAAGAAGCGGGCGAGCGGCTGGACCTCTACTGGCAGGCGCTGCGCGGCCATGCGCTGCCGGATCTGCAGCAGGCGTTCATGGTGCTGCTGCGCACCTGCCGGTTCTTCCCCACCATCGCCGAAATCGAAGATGCGGTTAAGGCGATCCGCGGCCCGCGCGCACGGCGCCTGAGCGCGGCGCGCCTTCTGCTGCTGAAGCATGAGCGGGAATGGAAGCCGACGGGCGAGTTGCTGACGCCCGAAGAGGCGTGCCAGCTGGGCGGCATTCTCGCCCAGCCGCTCGCATCGGCAGCCGATCAGGGATAGAACAGGACAGGAACGGAGTGAGCGGGATCATGGCAGACAAGCCGAAGTTCGAGGTCGTCAATCGGCTGGGTGAAGTTTTCGAGGCGGACAGCCCCGCGGCGGCCCGCGCGGCCAAGATCGCGGCGGCGCGCCAGGCGCTGGTCGAGGATGCGCAGCGGAACCCAGACCGGGTCACTGCGCTCAATGCGCGGCTGGCGCGCATGGATGCGGCGCGCAAGCGTGAGCGTCAGCGCATCGATCATCTGGTGCTGGGCCTGCCTCGCCCGGTCGAGCGCGTGATCGAAGGCAAGCGCAGGGGGCACCGCAAGCCTAAGATGGTCGACCGGCCCATGCGGCTGGAGCCCGGCATCGAGGAAGCGGTGCAGGTCCGAGAGGCTTGGCACCACAAGGCCTATGGCACGCCCGAGACGTGGGAGCGCTCGACCAGCACGCATGACGGCGCGCTCATCCAGCTGCATCGCAATGGCACGATCGACAAAGACCAGCTCGAATGGGCGGCCCAGATCGCGAACGTCTATCGCAGCCTGGAGGCCGACGTGGCGGTGAAGGTTGCCAGCCTTGAGGCTCGCGTCGACCAGTCTCGGGGCGGTGGACGCGCGGCGGAAGGCGTGCTGCGCGTGCGGATGCATCTGGCCTATAGCTACTGGCGCGACATGCTGCCCATGCCCAAGCAGTTGGTGCTGGATATGATCGTGGGCGACGCGATCGGCTATTCGGTCGCGGCTGGCCGCTATCGGGTCCATAAACGCAAGGCCAAGCGCTTCCTGATCGAAGCGCTGAACCGATGGCCGTTATGCGTGGCGCGCGCCTTCTCGGTTGTCGACAGGAGCGTAGTCGACGCCCTTAACGAGGGCCGCGTGGTAGAGCCGGTCTGGCTTGGCCTCGATCTATCCACGCGCGAGGACCGCGCACTGTTGGCCGTCCACCGGCCAGGGCATGAGCCAGTCTATGAGCATGTGCGGCCGATCGATCCCGAGTTCTTGGACGAACGCGGCATCCTCAAGGGCTGGGCGGAAATTGCGACCATCATTCGAGCCCGCTTCGGCTATGGCGAGGAAGACGAGGCGGCTTGACGATTTCCGCTTGCAAGTGGCCCCGAAATCGGCCAAAAAAGCCCTAGGACCATTGCGTCCAGTGAAGGCCCGGCAGCGATGCGCGGGCCTTTTTCATTGGTTTTGCGTTCCCGCTCTGACTGGTTTCTCCCCGTGTCGACGCGGTTCCGGTCATCGGGCTTGGTGCCCTCCGTCAAAGCGGCGCTTAACGCTCGACACACTGAGCGGCATGCGATCAGGCAGCAGTCCGTGCAAGGCGGACAGGGTACACCAGATTGAAGGATGCAGGGAAATCCAGGCGGTTCTATTTGCCGTCCGTCCCGTCGATCAGGGCGGCCCGCCGGCGGAAGAAGTCGGCGCGGCGCCGATGCGTTGCGATCAGAAGGAAATCGTCGCCTCGCCGCTCCGCTACATCGGCTGCCGCCTCTTCATCCGCTGCGAGTTGAAGCAGGCGGGCATGTTCATCGGCTCGGATGGTCATGCGAACCGATTATCGCGTGTGCTGTCGTTCGTCGAGGTGCTTGCAATGCCCAGCCGCCCGCCTAGCCTCAAGCAGAAGCCCTGGGCCAAGGCATGAGCCAGCATCCTTGCCCTGCAGACCAGATGGAGCGCCTAGCCGGAGAGCTCCATAGCTTGGCTTTCGATATGCGCGAGCCATCGCAATCGATCGGCCGTGTCGAGCGCATCATTGCTGAGGGCGAGCGGATCAGCGCCGAAGTTCGCGCCTTGGTGCGCGGCCGTGGTTGATCGCCTTCGCGGTCGCGCGGGGCAGGAGCAACGCCAGCGCCGGCTGGCCCGCACCGACGGCCTGTGTGAACGATGCGATGCCAAGGGTCTGACGGTCTTCGCCACTGTTGTCGATCACATCCAGCCGCTCGCACTGGGGGGCAGTGATGAAGATGAGAACACACGCAACCTGTGCGACGACTGCCACCGCGACGTGACAGCCGAGCAGTTCGGTCATCGCGCGGTCGGGGGATGTGACGCCGATGGGCTGCCGATCGATCCATCGCACCCGTGGAACCGCTCCTAGCCCCCCCCCGGGGGGGTGAAAAACGATACCTAGCGCCCTTGGACACCGGCGCCCCCTCAACTTCCATTGCTAATACAGGATTTGCTCTATGACCCGTCGCCAGCGCGTTGACAGCGCGGCCGGCGCCGTGGCCGTGATGGCGGCGGCCGCTCGCGACCTGTCGCCGCCCTCCTACCTCAAGCTCCGGCGCGGTGACCGACCGTTCTGGGATGCCGTGATTGCCGAGCGCGCAAAATCCGAATGGACCGACGCCGACCTGGCCGTCGCCGCGAACCTGGCCCGCTCCATGGCCGATGCCGAGAAGGTCGCCGCCTTCTCCGTCGACCGTGGCGGAAACGTGAAGGTGACGACGATGCTGCAGACCATAGAGGCGAGCGACAAACTGGCGCGCCGGATCGTCACCCTGCGGCGCGCGCTCGGCCTCGACAATCGGTCGAAGAATGGCGAGCAGCGCGACGTCAACAAGCGACGCGAGCAGGCCAAGGAAATCGAGGCCGGTCATAATCCGATGGCGGGCGACGGGGACGACCTCCTGGCGAGGCCGTCGACCATCCAGTGACACGGGGCGAACGCGTTATCGCGTTCATTCACAAATATTGCCTAGTGCCGGAGGGCAAGCTGGTCGGGAAGCCGATGCAGCTTGACGATTTCCAGCAGAAGTTCATCCTCGAAGTTTACGACAATCCGGCCGGCACATCCGAAGGCATCCTCTCGATCGCGCGGAAAAACGGCAAGTCCGGCCTGATCGCCGCCATCCTGCTCGCCCACATCGCCGGCCCGGAGGCCCGGTTAAACAGCCAGATCGTCAGCGGTGCGCGATCACGCGACCAGGCGGCGCTGGTGTTCAACCTCGCATCGAAAATGGTCGCGCTCTCGCCTGACCTATCGAAGCTGGTGCGGATCGTGCCGTCGGGTAAACGACTGATCGGACTGGCCAAGAATGTCGAATATAAGGCGCTCGCTGCTGACGGCCACACCTCGCACGGCCTGTCGCCGGTGCTTTCGATCCTGGACGAGCTGGGCCAGGTGCGCGGGCCGCAGGATGATTTTGTCGAAGCGATCGAGACGGCATCAGGTGCATATGACGATGCACTGCGCCTGATCATCTCGACGCAGGCACCGACCGACGCGGACATGTTGTCGATCAAGATCGACGACGCGATCCGCTCCAATGATCCGAAGATCGTCTGTCATGTCTATGCAGCGCCGCCAGATTGCGACCTGCTCGACCCCGAGGCGCACCGCGCAGCGAATCCGGCGCTTGGCACGTTTCGATCTGAAGTTGAATTGCAGCAGGCGGCCGAAAAGGCGGCGCGCATGCCGTCGGCGGAAAACGGCTTCCGCAACCTGTATCTCAACCAGCGGGTAAATCGTTTCTCGCCCTTCATCTCGCCAGCAGTATGGTCCGAGGGCGGCGGCCCGATCGACGAGGATGCGTTCATCACCGGCCCGGTCTATGGTGGGCTCGACCTCGCCGAGACGACCGACCTTTGCGCCTTCGTGCTGATCGCGAAAGGAAAAGACGGTCGCTGGCATGTTAAAGTCTGGTTCTGGAAGCCTGCGAGCACCGTCGCGGATCACGCAAAGCGCGACCGGGTGCCTTATGATGTCTGGGTCAGGAATGGCCTGATCGAAACAACGCCTGGCGTTGCGGTCGATTATGAATTTGTCGCCGCGAAGATCGGCGGCATCTGCGCGGGCCTTGATGTCGCGAAGATCGGATTTGACCGGTATCGGTTCAAAACGCTGGAGCAGCAGCTCGGAAAGCTGGGCATCCGCTTGCCCTTCGAGCCGTTCGGTCAGGGCCATGTTTCGATGGCGCCAGCCATGGACGTCACTGAAATCGCGTTTCTCAACAAGCAGGTCGTTCACGGCGGCAATCCGGTGATGACGATGTGTGCGGCCAATGCGGTGGTGGAAAAGAACGCCGCCGGCGACCGCAAGCTCAACAAAGCGAAATCGACGGGCCGGATCGACGGCATGGTCGCGCTGGTGATGGCGATGGGTCAGGTGGCCCTCGAAGAGCCGAAGAAGCAATCAGTATACGCCAAGCGCGGCGTCATCAGAGCGTAGGAGGGCGAATGTCCGGCATCTCGCCCAACGACTATATCCGCGCTGCCGGGGGGCGGCGATCCCACGCGCCTGGCAGGTTGGTTTCCCATACCGGCCCCAATCTGTCTGGTCCGATAGTCGCATATAGTGGCTTGGACTTTTCCGATCCCTATCTGCTTTCGCTGATGCGAGACGGTCGCGGCAGCGCAGTCGGCCTCGCCATCAACGAGCGGCTGGCTCTACGTAACAGCACCTTCTTTCGCGCGACTTCATTGATCGCGGGATCAATGGGCATGTTGCCGATCCATCTCATGCGACGGCGGCCGGATGGCACAACGGAAAAGGCAAAGGACCATCCGCTTTTCAATGTGCTGCATCGCAAGGCAAATAGTTATCAGACGGCAAGCCAGTTCAAGAGCTATATGCAATTGGCGGCGCTGTTCGACGGCAATGCATTTGCGCTAAAGGTGAAGTCGCGCGGCGCTGTCCGCGAGTTGATCCCGCTCCCGCGTCGCGCCGTGAAGCCCAAGCTTTCCGACGATTTTAAGCTGACGTTTGAATATGAACGTCCGAAGGGCGGTCGGGTAATCCTGCAGCAGGACGACGTCTTCCACTTCCGTTCGCCGTTGAGCCTGGATGGCCTTTGCGGCGTGTCTCTGGTTGACGTCTGTGTCGATACCTTGGGCATTGCAGCGAAGGCGCAGTCGGCAGTCGGCCGGCTCCTTACGAAAGGATCCATGGCGCGCGGGGCCCTGGAAACCGAGCAGACGCTGGGTGAAGAGGCGATCAGCAATCTGAAGGAAAGCCTTCGCGAAAACTATGCTGGCGCGGAAGCTCAAGACGACTGGATGATCCTGGAAGAGGGCCTGAAAGCGAAGCTCTTCGCGTCGAGCGCACGGGACAGTCAGTTGCGGGAGCTGATGCAGGCCGAAGCCGAAGAGATTGCGCGCTTTAGTGGCGTTCCCCGACCGCTGCTCATGTTCGATGAGACCAGCTGGGGCAGCGGCATCGAGCAACTTGGCCTATTCTTTGTGACCTATTGCCTGATGATGTGGTTCGTCATTTGGGAAGAGGCCATCTGGATGTGCCTGCTCGATCCGCGCGAGCAGGACACAATGTACGCCAAGATCAATGAGGGCGCCCTTCTGCGCGGCTCGCTGAAAGATCAGGCGGAATTTTTCGCCAAAGCCCTTGGGTCTGGTGGCAGCTTCGGCTGGATGAAGCCGAACGAGGTCAGGGGCAATTTTGACCTGAATCCTGAGGTGGGTGGCGATGACTTGCCAAGGCCAGGAACAACGGCCGCCCAGATCGCAAAAGAGGACATGACCGATGCAGCGTAATAGCTTGCTCGCTGTTCACGCAGCCCGTCCGCCAGAAATCGCCAATGTCGGCAGCGGGTCCGACTGGAAGTTCGAGACGCGCGCGCTTGCGCCTGATTTCAAGCGGTTCGAGGTGAAGGCTGCCACCGACGGCAACTCGACCATCTCTATCTTCGACTATATCGGTGATGACGGTGAAGGTGGAGGTGTATCGGCCAAGCGGATAGCTGCGGCGCTGCGGCAACTGCAGGGGAAGCCCGTTACGGTCGAGATCAATTCGCCTGGCGGAAATTATTTCGAGGGCGTTGCAATTTACAACCTCCTGCGCCGGCATGACGCTGCCGTCGATGTCGAGGTTTTGGGCGTCGCCGCCTCGGCTGCTTCAGTCATCGCCATGGCTGGCGATACGATCGCCATCGCCGCAAATGCTGAAATCATGATCCATGAAGCGCGCGGCCTCTTCCTTGGCACAAAGTCCGATATGCGCGACGCCATTGATACCCTGACCCATATCGACGCCGCAATGTGCGCGACCTATGCTGCTCGCTCCGGTCGCCCCGCCTCCGACTTCGCCGCGATGATCGAAGGCAAGGATCAATATTTCACGGGGCAAGAGGCCATCGATGCCGGCCTGGCCGATTTGCTGATGGACCGTGAGGCAGCCATGCCGGTCTATGTTGCCGCGGCCGAACAATTTCCGAGCGACAAGGAAACGCTCGATCAGTTTCTCGCGAAGCACAAGATGCCGCGATCCGAGCGGCGCGAACTGTATCGCGCGATAGGGACCGCCAAGCCTCGCGCTGGCGACCCCGACCCTGCCATGCAGAACGCTGGCGATGACCCGGAGCCGGATATCTCCCCGCTCCTTGCAGCCCTCAAAGTCTAGAGGAAATAGACATGAACATGACGAAGAACCTGCGCGGTGCCACCGCGCTGGGCCGGGGCCTTATCGCCGTGCGCGCTGAAGCCCAGCCGAAGACCCCTGCATCGATCGCCGAACTGGCAACCGCTTTCGAGGCGTTCAAGACGGCGCACACGCAGCAGTTGGATGAGATCAAGGCCGGCAAGGTCGACGTCCTCACCACCGAAAAGCTGGACAAGATCAATGCGTCGCTCGATGAAATCACGGCAGCCGTCGACGATCAGGCCAAGCAGATCGCCGCGGTCAAGCTTAACGGCGGCGCCCCCGGCGACATGGAGCCGACCAATCCGGAATATGTTTCCGCGTTCAAGGCCCATATGCGGAAGGGTGAGATTACGGCAGCCATGTCGGTCGGCACCGCAACCGACGGCGGCTATCTCGCGCCGATCGAATGGGACCGCACCATCACCAACAAGCTGAAGCAGCTTTCCCCCATCCGCGCAAATGCCCAGGTTATCAGCATCAGCGGCCCCGGCTTTTCGCGTGTCTACAACGACGGCGTGATCGGCAGCGGCTGGGTTGGCGAGACCGCGGCGCGTCCCGAAACTGCCACCCCCGGCCTGACTACCCTCACCTTCACGCCCGGCGAAATCTACGCCAACCCGGCAATCACGCAGACCGCCCTGGATGATGTCGCGATCGATCTGGAGCAGTGGCTGGGCGACGAGGTCGACGGCGAATTCGCGATCCAGGAAAATATCGCGTTCCTGTCCGGCAACGGAACCAACAAGCCGTTCGGCATCCTGACCTACGTTACCGGCGCCGCCAACGCCGCCAAGCATCCGTTCGGCGCCATCCAGCTGACGAACGCTGCCGGCGCAGCTGCGGTCACCTCCGATGAGCTTGTCGACCTGATCTATTCGCTCCCCAGCGAACGGAGCGGCAACGCGAAATTTTACCTGAACCGCTCGTCGCTCGGGAAGCTTCGCAAGCTCAAGGACGGTCAGAACAATTACATCTGGCAGCCGTCCTTCGTGGCAGGGGAGCCGTCCACCCTCGCCGGCTATCCGGTGATCGAAGTGCCGGGCATGCCGAACATCGCCGCCGGCAACGTCTCGATCCTCTTCGGCGACATGGCGGCGACCTATCTGGTGGTCGATCGTGTTGGCATCCGCGTGCTGCGCGACCCCTACACCAACAAGCCGTTCGTCCACTTCTACACGACGAAGCGCGTCGGCGGCGGTGTGCAGAACCCCGAATATATGCGGGCTCTCAAGCAGGCCGCTTCGTAAGGCGCGGGGAAAGTCGGGACCGGATTTATATCCGGCCCAAACACAGGAGATCAGCATGACTGCGACCAAGAAAACCGCCTATGAGGCGGAAAAGCTAGCTCCCGCCACGGAAGTGGCCGCTTCGGGCGCCATCATCGAGCCCGCCATCGCCACCGGCATCGATATGAGCCACCCCGCCGTTGATGCATCGCCGCGCGATCGCAGCACGGTCGACATGAACAAGATCGATTTCAATGTCCCTTCATCGCTCGCTTCTCAGGAAGAGCAGGTCGCCGAAGAGTTGGACAACGAAAACTGATAGCGCGAGCGGGCCGCATGGCCCGCTCCGCCCCTGGAGGTGCGAATGGCCGAACCGATCAGCCTTGAGGATGCCAAGCGCCAGCTGCGCGTTCTGAGCACCGATGAGGACGCATTCATAACGTCCGCCATCGTCGATGCCCGCGGCTGGATCGAGAATTATACTGGCCTGGTGCTGACCCGCCGTGAAGTGGTGGAAGTTCTACCATGCTTCGGCGCCGAACTGTCCACCTGGCCGATCGCGTCGATCGACGCTGTCACCTATTTCGACACCGATGGGCAGGAGGTTATCCTGCAAGAGGCTGAGTATTTTGCCCAGATCGCCCGGCGCCCTGCCTATTTGACGGCCGGCGGCTGGCCGACGGTCCGCGAGGGCAGCACGATCGAGGTAACGATGACCGCAGGCTTCGCGACGCCTGACGCCGTATCCGCCTTTTCGCCCAACCTCATGCGCGCGATTAGAATTCTTGTTGCAGGCTTCTTCTCCGATCGCGAGACCGGCGGCCTTGCTGGCGATGTGGAGATTGCAGCCAAGCGCCTGTGTCGCCCATTTCGGCGGTGGCGCGTATGAAGGCCAGCCGCCGCGATCGGCTCATCATCATCGAATTCCGCACCGTGGCGAGGGACGGATATAATGCTGAGATCCCTACCTGGTCAGAATATTGTCGCGCCTATGCCGCTGTCTATTATGGCACCGGGAAAGAGCAGCGTGAGGCGGCGCAGGTGCGCGGCTCGCAGGTCGCGTCGTTCGAGGTTCTTAGTGACAGCAAGTCTCGCGCCATCAGCCTGATCGATCACCGTGTTTCCTTCGACGGCGGCACCTGGAACATCACCGCCAAGCAGGACCTGGGGTTGAATGACGGGGTGCGCCTCACTGCCGTGAGGGAGGTGTCGTGACCAACGCTGCTTATGGCGTCGATGGGCTTGAAGCTCTTCTCGACACCTTGAACGCCCTACCTCGGGAAATGGGGAAAAATGCGCTGGAGCGCGCAGGAATGCGTGCGCTGGTGCCGTTTATCGAGGTCGTGAAGGATATCGCCCCGACCGACAATCCCGGCGATACGCCGAAGCGCCCGGCCTACAAATATCGCGACAGCTTCATCATCAGCACGAAGCTCAATGCAAATCAGACCAGGCTGCGCAGGCGGGCGGGGAAGAACTACGCCGAAGTCTATGCCGGTACCAACGATTATGTCGGCAAATGGCTGGAGTTCGGATTCATGCACCATCGCGGCGGGTCTTTGACGTGGGTGCCGCCCCAGCCGCATGTCTCTGTCGCCTGGAATGTGACTGCCGGTGATGTCCTTGCGGAGGCTGCGTTGGCGCTCGCCGATGAATTGGACGGCGCCTTGACAAGAGTGGTGCGCCGGTCGTGACCTTCGAGGAAGCTATCATTCAGCGCGTGCTGGCATCCCCGATCGCACTCATGCTCGGTGCATGGGACGGCACCCGCGCCGTCCATCCTGTCGATCGCCCGCAAGGTGCGCCGCTTCCCGCCATCGTCTTCAATCTGATCGACGGCGGTCTCGATTACACCCATTCCGGTCGGGATGATTTGCAGATCACTCCGATCCAGGCGGATATTTTTGCCGATCGATATGGGGTTGCGCGGTACATCTCGGACGCTTTGGGCAGGCTCTTGGAATCGCCCGCCGAGATCGGCGGCATCCGCTTCACCCATGGTTTTATCGATCTTGAGCGGGACGTGCCCGTCATCGATGTCAGCGGGACACCGGCCGTTTTCGGGCGCACGCAGCGCTTCTCAATTTACCATAAGGAGTAAGGTCCATGTCGAACCCGAATTTCGGCGTCGAATTCTTCTTCACCGATGCGGCAAATGAAGAATTCGAGATTCCTGAGGTGTTGTCGGTGACCCCGAGCAACCCCACCCGCGCCACCTATCAGGATTCTCATCACAAAACTGTCGATGCTCACACCTATAAGGGGGAGGCTTTGCTGGAGCCTGGCACGTTGACGGTCCGGATCAACTATCTGTCCGGCTCGGAGGCGGACGCCAAGCTCCTTGCAATGCTCGCGGTGCTTGACCCGAAGCCTTACCGCTCTGTTCACAACGGCGCGGCTGGGGCCAAGCGGCAGGTCGCAGGCCACGCGATCCTGACGGGCTATGCGCCGCAGGACATGCCAATCACCGGCAAGCAGGAAGCGGTGCTGACCTTCCAGGCCAGTGGCGCGGCTACCCACGGCGCGAAGGCTGCCTGATGAACCCGCTGCGCGGTGAAGTGCCGCTCGTCCTGGGCGAGGGCGATGCGGCCATCCGGCTTACGCTGAAGCTCGGCATCAACGCCCTGTGCGCCGCCGAGCAGATGACGGGGAAGAAGTCGCGCGCCATTCTGGATGATATGGAAGATCCTCGTGATGGGCCGTCGCTCGACACCATCCGCGTTCTGGTCTGGGCTGGCCTCAGGGAACACCACCCCGAATATCATCTCATTCAGGTAGGCGAACTGATCGAAGAATTTCGGGTGCCGATCTTCAACCGCGCGATCCTTGACGGGCTTGCCAGCTCCTTCGGCACTGCGGAGGATAGGAAGTCGCCAAACCCTCGGAAGGCCAAGCCGAGGAAGAAGACTGGGACTGGCTGAAACTGCATGAGCGCTGGTGCGGCGCTGGATTTGATCCGGACAGCTACTGGGGGCAAACGCCCAGGCTAGTCCGCAGTGCACTCACCGGCCACCTCGCAAGGGTCAAGCGCGAGCAGCTGACGATGCTTGAGGTGGGCTGGCATAATGCACGTTGGTCAGCATTCAGCAAAACGCTGGAATCGCTGTCCGATGTCCTCAGGCAAGCAAACGGGCAAGATGAAGATCCTGACATCGCTTGGCACCGGATGAAGGCATGGGCTGCATCCAATGGCCAGATCATTGATGAGGATTAATCAGGATCCTTGGGGGCGAGAAAGCTGATGATCGCTCCGGTGGAAAGCGAAATAATCGCGATCAGGATGAGCCCTATCCCGCCAAATATGTTCACGCTCTGAACGTGCATCAGCTGCAGATTGGCAATGCGGTCATAGATTGGCTGACCTGACGGTAACGTCACATCGAGCGTGACGCCCAAGTATGTGACGTAAATGCCAACGATCAGCGTCAGCACGCCCACCGCATAGAATGTTCCGACAGCCAAGCTTTTCATGCCGCCATTGATACGAAACCGGAGGGCCGCGCGCAATGAGTAAGGACGTCATCGGCGCCCTGAGAGTCACCCTCGGTTTCGACACCTCTCAGTTCGAACAAGGTAGCCGCCGCGCTCGCGAGGTCGCGAAGCGGGACGCTGACGCGATCAAGAATGACCTGTCGGGCGTGAAAAATGCGATTGCAGGCGCGGTCGGCGTCTTTCTTGGTGCGGAGGCGATCCAGGCGACGAAGCGGGCGCTCGACTATACGGCCGCGATCAAAACGATGGCCACCGAGGCGGGGGTCTCGCGGAAGGAACTACAGGAATATCGTTCGGTCGCGAAAGATGTTGGCCTTACTCATCAGGAGATGGACGGCGCGCTCAAGACGCTGACGAAGACGATCGGCGAAGCTAAGGCCGGCACAAAAGAACAGGCGACCGTCTTTCGCGACCTGAACGTTGCCGTCCATGATCTGAATGGCCGTGTATATTCAGCTGGCGAGGTTATCCCCAAACTCGCCGACGCCCTTTCTCGCATAAAGGATCCTGCTACTCGGGCGCGGCTGGAGACGAAGCTGTTTGGCGAGGCCGGGCAGAAGCTCGACGCGATGCTGACCCAGGGCAGCAAGGGGATCGACCTGATGCGCCGCCGCGCGCATGAGCTCGGGCTGGTGCTCGATGACGAGCTGGTCGATGCGGCGGACCGCGCCCAGGCCAAGCTCGGAGAACTGAAGGATAAGCTCGACACCCGTTTCGCGAACCTCGTCGCGAGGAATGCCGACAGCATCGTCAGTCTGGCGAACGCGCTCGAAAAGCTGACCGAGAAGGGAATTGCCCTCGTCGGTGAATATCCGCGCATCTCTTCTGCCCTGCTCGGTCTGGCGGTAGGCGCAAGGGGTGGCCCGATAGGAATGGCCGTTGGCACCAGCGCGGGCGTCATCTTGGGCGATATCGGCGCCAAGGCTGCCGATGACGACAATATGGACATTCGTCACAGGATGCAGCGCCTGCGCCAGGCGCGCGCGGAGATGAATGCTCGCCTGGACAGCTCGAACAGCAACACCTCAATTTTCGGCATCCGCCGGCTTGATCCGAACGTTCAGAGCGGCGCCACGCTGGAATCCGCGATTGCCGAAGTTCGTCGCCAAACAGCGTTGCTCCAGCAGGCAACGGCTGCGGCCAATGGTACGAATGCACCAGCCGGTTCCGTCGTGCCAGATGGCGCGCTTCCCGTTCCCAACGAGCGCAAGCGCAAAGGCCCGAAGGACCGGACCGAACAACTGAACGAGCGGTATCAGCGCGAGCTTGCGGCTCTCTATGACGACCAGCTGGGCCTGCAGCAGGATCTGACGTCGGACCTGCGCCACCAGGCACAGATCGAGCATGATCGGATCGATCGCGCGCAGGACGCCTATAATGCGGATGTCGACAGCCGATTTAAGCAGAAGGAACTGACCGAAGCGCAGGCCACGGCCCTCAAGTTCCAGAATGACCGCAACACCGAACTTGAACACAGCCGGGTCAACTGGAAGCTGGACGATGACCTTCTCGCCGAAGAAACCCGTGTCGCGCAGGACAGTCTGGAACGTGAGCGCGCCATGCTCCAGATTCGCGCATCGCTCGCAACGACGGCGACGAAGCGCCGCGAAGCGCAGCTGGCCCTGCTCGACAATGAACTGGAAAGCACGCGACTGTCGGCGGAAGAGGTGCTGGCGCGCCATGACAGCACCGACCGCGAAAAGGAGATCGCCCGCGCGAAGCTCGGTCAGTTGGCAGACCTGCGATCCGGCGGCACGCTGCAGATCAACCGCGAGACGATGGGTCCGCTCGAAAGCTATCTGGACAGTATCCCGGACACGGCGGATGAGATCAACGAGGCATATGAGAATATTGCTGCCAACGGGATCCAGAACATGGTGGATGGTCTGGGTGATGCTGCGGCGAACACGCTCAAGCTGAAGGGCCTGGCGGGCCAGCTTTTCAATCAGCTGATTTCGGACCTCATCAAGTTTCAGGCGCAGCAGGCGGTTGGCGGGGGAAGCGGAGGCGGCCTGCTCGGTGGTATCGTGAAGTTGGGCAGCAGTTTGCTCGGGGGCGGCAGTTCGCTCTCCGGATCAATCGACACTGCTTATGCGAATGTCGGCAGCATGGCCGCCGAGGTCGCCACGCGAAACGCGTCGGGCGCATTCAGCTTCGCGGGCGGCGGCGACATGACCGTCTTGGGCCGGCAGGGCATCGATCGGAACGTGCTATCGCTCAACGGCCTGCCGATTGCCAATGTCAGCTATGGCGAGCGCCTGTCGATCGCGAATGACAATGGCGGAGGAAGCTACCGTAGCGGCATCGCCCAGATCGTCCCCTCCCCCTATTTCGACGTCGTGGTGGACGGACGCGCCGCCATGGTCGCCGATCCCATCAGCCGCCAGAATGCCACCGGCGCCGTCAACGCCAGCAACCGCCGCCGCGATCGTCGGGCTGCGCGTCGCATGGGCCGCTGACAATGACCTTCGATCCCGTCGACCTGCGCGACATCAAGGTGCAGCTGGCCGAGCCGGGCATGCCCGATCCAGGAGTCCTGCAGCAGCCGGTGATGGGCGGCTTCACCAACCGGATCGGCCGTCTGGGCGGCGGCCATACAGCCAAGTTCACCCTGCCGCCTGAGCGGATGGAGCCCGACGGCCGAAAGCTGGTCGCGCTGGCGCAGATGGCCAAGGAATATGGCGCGCTGTTCGAATATCCGCAGGTGGATTTCGATGTCGGTGCGCCGATGCGCGCTGACGGTACGCCGATCACAATCGTGGGCGCCCATGCCGGAGGCCGCACGGTTCAGATCGCCGGCTCCACTCCGGGCTATGCGGTGAAGCTGGGCCAGGCGTTCAACATCGAACGCGGCGGCCATCCCTATCTCTATTTCGCCGGGGCGGAGACGATCCTGGACGACAATGGCGCGGGACTGCTGACCCTGACCCGCCCGCTGCGGCGCAAGCTGCTGGGCGGCGAGCCGGTGGAGATCCGCCGCCCGGTCATTGCCGGATGGATCGTGGGCGATAATTTCTCTTGGCCGATCGACATGCAGCGGACCGTGGGTTTGGTGTTTGACGTGTTGGAGCGGGCCTGATGACCATCCTATCCCCCGCGCTCGAAGCCGCGTTCGCTGGCGCGCGCGTCACGATGTTCGGCGCGCTGCGGATGCAGTTGCCCGAGGGCCTGGACGTGCGCCTGCTCGACGGGTCTGCAGAGATCGAGATCGACGGGCAGGACTATTATGGCCATGTCGACGGCTTCGGATCGTGGGAATCGATCGACGAGATCGAGGATGGTTTTGGTGACGAGGCGCCCGGCACGTCGATCACCATCCTGGCCGAAAGCGATGAAGCCGCGGCGCTGATGTCCGACCCCGATAATCAGGGGTCTGTCGTCACCGTCATGGTCGGTGCGCGCGATGATGCGACCGGCCTGTCAATCGGCGATCCCTATGTCCCGCTGCGCGGCATCGTGGATGTGCCCGTCCACGCATTCGGCCTGCGCAAATGCTCGGTCGATTTCGATATCGTGAGCGAGATGGATTACCTGATGCTCAATGATGAGGACCGGGTGATGTCGAGCAACTTTCATCGGCGCGTCTGGCCCGATGAGGCGGGCATGGACCATGTCACCGGCGTTGCCGAGAATGGCTACTGGGGCACGAACCCGCCCACCGGCGGGGTAGAGAAGGTGACCGGCTGGAAGGCCGTGCGCCAGGCGATCGAAACCAACCGACAGGCCAGCTTCTAGACCATGGACTTAGCCAAGCGGCGCAACGCCACCCTGCAGACCGTCAACCGGTTCGCGGGGCAACCCCTCGTGATCGGCACGCATGACTGCGGCAAGATGGTGATCAGCCATTTGCGCGCCATGGGCCACCGCCCGCGCATCGGCGAGGGCGGGACGTGGAAGAGCGCGACCGGCCTGATGCGCTTCCTGCGCCGTCATGGCGGCAGCGGCGCGGCCTGTCTGGACGAATGGCTGCCGGGTCGCCGGATCACGCCCGCGATGCGGATCATCGGCGATATCGTCGAGATTCCGGGCGAGCCGCCCTTCGGGTGCTTCGGCATCTGCATCAACAATGGCCGCGTGCTGTGCTGGCTGGAAGATCTGGACGGTGCCGCCATCGTTCAGCCCGTGCAGCTGCTCGCGGCCTGGCGGACCTGACCCCATGTCCAAGGCCCTGAAGGTCGCGGCGTTCGCCGTCGCCATTGCCGCTGCCATCCCGACCGGGGGCGGTTCAACCCTACTGGCCGGCGCGCTGGGCGTGTCGGCTGCGACCGCGTCGGCCTTCGCCACGGCGGTAGCGCTCGAGGCCAGCATCGTCGGCGCCATGACGGCGAAGAAGCCGAGTGTCGGCGGGGTGCAGACGACCTGGACGGCCGACCCGGATTCTCCGATCCCGATCCTGTTCGGCCGCACGCTTGCCAGCGGTGATATCCGCTATCGCAAGCAGCACGGCCGCGACAACGCCTATGACACGATCGTCAGCGTCCTGTCGGGCTGTGGGCCGGTCCATGCCATTACCCAGACCTACATGGAAAAGGAGCCGATCAGCTTCTCGGGCGGCATCTTCGGCGCCTATGCGATCGGCGGCGCGAACCGCATCTGGCAGGACGTCCAATATGGCGCCTGCCCCGAGGCGATGGCGCTGTCAAACGGGGTCGGCACGCCGCCGGGCTGGGGCAGCGGTTCGAAGCTATCCGGCTATGCCGCCGTGATGAACAGCCTGCTGTTTGACGGCAAGGGCGACGAGACGCTGACCAGCACGCCCCAACTCAATTGGCTGGGCGAGTGGGTGCTTTGCTACGACCCGCGCCAGGACAGCACATTTCCGGGAGGTGATGGCCCCTGCCGGGCCGATGACCAGACGACATGGGTCTATAGCGAGAATGGCTGGATACAGGCGCTGACCTTTGCGCTCGGCTGGCATCAGGGGCCCAACAATATCCGCGTCGGCGGCGCGGGGCTCAGCATCGACGCGATCGATGTCGCGACCTTTGTCGAGAATGCCAATATCGCCGACGCCAATGGCTGGAAGTCGGGCGGCCGGGTCACCACGGCGGATGACAAATGGGAGGTGATGAAGGCGCTGTGTCAGGCGGGCGGCGGCGAGCCGATCCGCCATGGTGCGATCCTGTCGGGCTATATCAACGCGCCGCGCGTGCCGATCGCCACCATCTATGAAGATGACCTGATCGGCGAGGGCTCCAGCTCCACCTGCCAGACGATGCGGGACCGGCCCAACGGGATCACGCCCAAATATACCAGCGAAGATCATTTCTGGGAGCAGGTGCCGGCGGGGACGGTGCAGATTGCTGCCTATCTGGCCAAGGATGGGCGCGAGCGGACCAAGGCCGTCACCTATCCCATGGTCCAGTGCAAGGCGGGCGAGACGCCGGACCAGGCGGCGCAGCTGGCCGCCTATGACATCGCCAATGCGCGCGAGGCCAGCCCGATCGTCCTGCCGCTCAAGCTGCGCTGGATCGGCTTCCTCCCCGGCGATTGCCTGCACATCGACGAAGGCGCCAAGTCGTTCGGCTGGATCGCGGGCAAGGATGTGATCATCATCAAGCGCGCGCTCGATCCCGCCACCGCAACCGTCACCCTGACGCTGCGCACCGAGGATCCGGACAAGCATCCGTTGGCGCTGTCACAGGTCGGCGTGCCGGCACCGGTCACCGACAGCACATCGACGCCGACGATGGACACGCCAGACGCCGGCAGTTGGGCTGCGAGCGCCGGGACGGGCGATGCCCCCTCGATCGTGATCGCGGGCGCATGCGAATCTCCCAGCGCCACCTCGATCGACTTTGCCTACCGCCCCAACGGTGCGACCGCATGGGCGGACCAGTTCACCGCCGGATCGGACAGCACCGGCAAGGAATTTACGGCCCTCGCATCGGGCGCGAGTTATCAGGTGGGCGTGCGCTACCGCTCGGCTTTCGGTCTTAGCGACTGGCTGATCCTTGGGCCGATCACGGTCGGGACATTGACCGCAGCGTCAGCTACCATGGCCGACACGGCAACCAATGCAGGCAGCGCCACCCAGTTGGGCGGCACATACACCGCCGCCGACATCGCCACCATCATCGCGCGGCTCGACGCGGCCGACATTCCTTAATCCGGAGCAAGCATGGACCGTCTGGACCTTGAGGCCACACGCGGCGACGCGTGGCGGCCGGTGATCGAATATGCCTATGCCGGCAGCTTTCCGGCCGGCGCCATCTGTCGGATGCAGTGGCGGCTCTATGAGGGCCACACCGGAACGCCCTGCCTCGATATCCCGGCCTGCGAATATTATGACGACTGGGCGACTGCCGAGCAGATCGCGGAGGGCTTCGCACGGCCCGGCGACCGCGTGCTGAAGCTGCTGCCCAACATCACCGTGCCCCCCGGCATGCCGACCGGCCTCAATCAGCCTGAGGCGGGCGAGGCTGACCGCTATTTCTGGGATCTGGCGGTGATCGTGGACGACGTCGTCCTGCTGCGGCCGATCGGCGGAAATATCTTCGTGAACAAGGGAGTGACGCGCAATGACGCATAATGTCTATCGGGTGCGCGCGCGCGGCATGCCTGGCCCCGGCCTGACCGAAGAGCAGCAGGCCGCCGTCGATCGCACGGTGCGCGCGGCAATCTCGGTCGACACCTTCGCCGACCGCGACGCCATCGCCTCCCCGCCCTATGGCCTGTGGGTCTATGTGGTGGAGGGCGCGCGGTGGTATGTCTGGACCGAGGATGGCCTGCCCGTCGATCCGGAGGATCCGGAAGGCGCTCGGATGGACGGCTGGGTCGGCCAGCGCACCGACGCCGAGCTGCAGGCGACGCTCGACGGCGCATTCGGCGCGATCAACCTCAATCTTGGCAACATCAACACCGAACTGGTGAAGCGTCAGGCGACGCTCGACACCTTCGCGCAGCTGGGCGCTATCACCGGCGAATATCTCTATTATGGCCGCCATGTCTATGTGGTGGAGGGCGGGCGCTGGTACAGCTGGACCAAGGATGGCAACGGTCCCGGCGTCGACGCGTGGAAAGCCTATCAGAGCCGCGAGGAACAGGACAATAATGTCCTTGCCAGCGATGCGCGGGACGCGGCCCTGTCCGACCGGATCGACGCGATCCAGCCTGCGGAGATCGCCAGCTTCGCCTCCACCCCGGCCAATGGCGAACTGGGCGCCACCACATCATCGCTGGCGCTGGCCTGGTCGATCCTGACCGAGGACGGCGCGCCGCTGGCCCAGAAGATCAGCTGGGGCGGCAATATCGTCCATCTTGACGGCAGCGCCCGATCGCTCACCATCCCGCCGCCGGCATGGGCCGCGCAGACGCAGGCGATGGTGATCGGCGATAGCCTGTCGTCGCCGGGCTATTCGGACACGCTGGCCACCGCGACCAGCCTGACCGTCACCCGCGTCGCGCTGGGCGCGCAGACCAGCTACAAGCAGGCACTGCGGGTCGGCGCGCAGCCGCTCTATGTCACGCTGTCGGGCAACACGCTGCCGGCGTCGGGGACCGAGGCGACCGTCACCTTGCTCAACGGCGCCGCGCCCAATGTCGCCAATCCCGCGTCTCTCATGACCACGGCTGATGGCGATCCGTCGGCCCTTTATCAGATCGCCGGGACCATCAACGGCGTGGCGGTGACGATGCTCCACCGCCCGGCGACCGCGCCCAATGTGTACAAGATGACGCAGGCGGGCGGCGCGCCAGTGACCGTGCCGGCGGGATCGCTGTTCGTGCCCGACTGGTCGGCCGCGATGCGCACGCATGAGCTGTGGATTTGCGTCGGCCGCAACAATGTGACCGACCCGGCCCGGATCAGGGCCGACATCACCGCCATGATCCGCATGGCGCGCGGGCAGCGCATCCTGTTGTTCGGGATCATCAATGCGCCGAACGAACCGACCGGCTCGGCCAACCTCGCCACCATCAAGGGTCTCAACGACTGGATGCGCGCGACCTGGCCGCAATATTATGTGGTGGACGGCAGCGGGCGCGATCTGCGCCAGGCGCTGCTGGCGAGCGGCGGCACCACTGGTGACGATCTGACCGACCGCAACAATGAAGTGATCCCGCGCTCGCTGCGGGTGGCGGCCGATGACCTGCACCTCAATTCCACAGGCTATGGCATCTGGGCGACGATGGCGCAGGCTTTCCGCACCGGCCAGACCGCGCCCCCCGCCAGCATCGCGGACGGGACGGTCATCACCCTCAACGCCAATGGGCGGTTGCGTCAGCTGACCTTCGCCAAGCTGCCCCGGCGCTACTGGGGCGTCGGTGCCAACACGGCGCTGACCGGGGCGCAGGTGATTGCGCTCGCCGGTAGCGAACTTTCGGCCGGGCGGGCCAAGGCGTTCAGCGTCGCTGCGGCGGATCAATATGTCTATTTCGCCTATCTCGCGAGCCTGGGCGATCCGACCGGCTACGCGATCGCCGGCTTTGCGGAGGGCTACGTCAAGACGGTGGTCAGCGTCACCACCGCCGCCGGCCACACCGCCGACTACATCGTCCTTCGATCCACCAACAAGCTGACCGGCACCGTGCCGGTGGAGGTCAAATAATGGCTGATATTGCGAGTCCGATTAAGACGCTGGGCAACTTCCCGGCGGTAGACCCGACCGTCGCGGCGATCGGAACCGCCGACCAGATCGCGGACGGCGAAACCAAGGTCAGCATGACGGTCGGTGAGCGCGTGCTTTTGGGCAAGACGTCTGCATCCGGCGACGCCAATATCTTCAAGGACGGTTTCTTTCGTGCCCTCCATGACGATGTGCCTGTGCTGGGTGTGATCAACAGCCTGGAGGGGGCAATCAAGGTCTCTACCGGGACCGGCCCCCTGGCATGGGACTATGCGGCCTCGCCCTTCGGCAATCCCGCCGTCGCGCTTTCGGGCGGCACTGAAATCAACGTCTACCACTACATGGCCGACGCGCTGGTGCAGGTCGGGAAGGAAATGGTTTTCCGGGTCGGCGCGGTCGTGCCCGTGGGCACGACCATCCGCCTCAATCAATATATTCGTCAGGGCTATGCGGGCACGATATTGGCGACGGGCGGCTTTGTGGAAATCATCGGCACCGGCGGCTATCAGGAGGTCGCTCTGCCGGCCATGACCAGCATGGCGGGCGGTTCGGCTGTGCTGATGCAGGCCTATCGCATGGCAGGCGCCGGGACATACGCGATCTGCGCAGTGTCGCTCATGCGCGGCGCGATCGCCCGGCCGCTCGCGGAGGATGGCGCTACTGGCTATGAGGGCCGTAAGGCGCTCAGGACGGCAACTTTGGCTGCGGCCAATGCGGTTGCCGCCAATGACAAAATTGACGATATCGCCACCGCCGGGAAAAACCTGTTCAACCCCCTGGACCCTGATTACACGCCGAACCGCTACGTTAGCAGCACGACGGGGGCGCTCACCGTACCTTCCCCTGACCCGGCCGCCTATTCTGCGACCGGCTTTATCCCCGTCACGGCCGGGGAGGTTTACACCCGGTCTGCTTCCCATCAGATGGCATTTTACAACAGCAGCCGGGTATATGTCTCAGGGCGCGGGGCGCTGGCTAACCCCAATAACCCCGAGACTTTCACCGTTCCGGCTGGCGCGGCGTTCATGCGCCTTGGCATCCCCGCCGCTGCGCTCTCGACGTTCCTGGTAGAGGCAGGTTCGACCCCGACCGCTTATGAGCCCTATGGATTTGCCGCAAAAGTGGCAGATGCCAGCATCACGGCTGACAAGCTGGCTGGGAGCGCCGTCACGACCGACAAGTTAGACGGGGGCGCTGTCACGCCTCAAAAGACAAGCTTTCTGATCGCGAGCAGGAACCTCTTCGACAAGACTCTCGTCACTGATGGGAAATACATCATCGGCGGAACCGGCGTGGTCGCAACGAACGCAGCTTACAGCGCATCGGATTACATCGCTGTCACGGCCGGGGAGACCTACACCGCGACCAACACGAAACAATATGCCTGGTATGGCGCGAACAAGGCCTACATCTCAGGTTCGACAGCCAATCTTGTCACGCCCGCCGTCATCACGGCTCCGGAGGGCGCGGCTTTTCTGCGATATTCGATCCTCACGGCCGACCTTGATATTTTTCAGATAGAGGTGGGATCGTCCCCGACCGCTTATGAGCGCTACGGCTATCGGCTGCGGGAAGACCTGTTGCCAGACATCCCGGAAAACACAGGCACGGGAATGCAACCGGTCCAGGACGTGATCCTCCCCCGCAATGTCCATGTCCTCGCGGGATCGACTGGGACCGGCAACGTCGAGCAGTCGAATATCTATTTCAAGAACGCGATCCGGGGATATCGAGGCGACAAGCTCGTAGATTGTATCGGTAACTTCGGCCGCCACTATGATGAATTCTGGCGGATCGAGCCGGGCAATTCCGGCCTTGGCAATGCCCCGACCGGGCCGTTCGCTCTGACGGTCAAGGTTGTGGACTACGCCTTTACGCAACTCGCGACGGCTTCGACCAATATCGTGCCCGTGAGCAAGGCCGCGCCGACGACGGCGGTTCGGCTTCTCGGGATCGGCGATTCCATCACGCGCGATGGGTCGTATCTCCTCCAGTCACAAACCAAGCTCCCGGCGGTCACGCTGCAAGGGACGCGGCACTACACGAGCGACGCCGCCGCCCTCAACCGCGAAGGCCGGGGTGGCTGGACGCTGGCAAACTATGTGGGCAACGCGGGCCGGTCGGATGGCAAGGACAGCCCCTTCATGTTCCCGATCGGCGTCGCGGGATCTGACTACAAGGGCAACACCGAATTCTGGAAGCGGGCTATCGACATTGCGGCATATCCCGCCGACAATTACGATCTCGACGGCTTTCAGAAGATCGCGCGCGGATGGGCCGACAGCGGCTCATATCTCTATGACGCGAACGGCTATCCCACTAGCCCGGCGACGGGTGCTGTCGTGTTTGATCCAAACCTTGCCGCCGGGAGCCGCTTCCAGACGTGGAATGGCACGGCATGGGTCGCCATGGGGACGCAACCGGCATCCTGGGAGTTCGATTTCGGCAAATATCTGACCCGCTTCGCCGCCGCATTTGCCGCCGGAAATCCGACGCACGTCTCTATCCTTTTGTCGGCGAACGACTTTCAGGCAACTACGACCGCGCAGACGATGGCCGCCCTCCCGACGTTCAAGTCTCGCCTCGATACCGTGTTCGCCAGCATCCGGGCCGCAATTCCGAGCGTCAAGATCATCATCAATTTGCCGACCCTCGGAGCTGGCCAGGATGCGTGGGGTCTGGCGCTCGGCTGCGCACAGATCGCGGAGCAATATAACCAGAATATGCAGATGGCGGCCCGCTACATTCTCGACGCGTACGACACGACCGCGCAGGAGGCGGTCGGGGTCCATGTTTGCGCCTTCGGGCTGTTTCTCGATCCCGTCTACGGCTTCGATACACAGGCGGAGAACCCCAACATCTACGCCACCGGGGCGACGGTGAACCGCTACAATAATTGGGTTCACCCCAACGGCGTCGGCCACAAGCAAATGGGCGACGCTCTGGCGGCGCTCGTGCAGGTCACAAGGTGAGGACGGTCAATGGCTCATGATCCCGACGCCCGGTTGCAAGTGAGGTCAGGCGCCGGGATCGCTGGCAACCGCTGAGAAGCCAGCAACCCGCGCGTCGTCACGCTTGGGCTGAGCGCTCGATACCACACAGACCAGGGGCGCCAAGCCCAGACCGCCACCATCCACCCGGAGGGAGCAAATATGCACACACAACAGGGAGCAGTGGCGATGACGCCAGGAGTTGAGGCATTTGTCGCCAAATATGTCTGGATCTGGGTTGGCCTCACATTCGGGTTCGCGGCGAAATATGCGATGTTGATCAAGCGCGGGATCACGCCCAGTCCCCGCCTGATCATCGCTGATGTGATGATCCTGCCGATGGTCGCGCTGATCGCCTATTCGCTGGTCCGGCAGGCGGGCCTTGAGGCGGAGGCGGCCGCCCTGTCGACGGCGTTCGTAACCGTCTGCGCGGATCGCGTGATCAAGCTCTATACCGAGCGGTTCCTGCGGCAGGTCGAAGCCGTGACATTGCGCGACGTGGCCCGCGACGTGATCGAGAGCAGCGGCGAACTGCGCCAGGCGGTGCAGAAGGTGGATAGCGCGAAGGCCGTCGCCGCCCGGCCGGCACCTCCCACCGACCAGTAACCCTTTCATCATTGGAGAAGAAAATGGACCAGGCTGCATTGCAGCGCCGGCTGTCTTCGCTCGGCTATTATTCGGGCGCCATTGACGGCCAGATCGGCCCCAAGAGCAAGAGTGCCATCCTCGCTTGCCTGACCGACGGACCCGACCATCCTATCACCGCGAGCGACATTGCTCAGGCGGCGGCGGACCTGGCCGTGGAACCGGCCAAGGTCTGGGCCGTCTATGATGTGGAATCGGCCGGCTCGGCGTTCGTCGGCGGCCGACCAACGATCCTGTTCGAACCGCACCGGTTCAGCAAGGCGACCGGCCACCGGTTCGATAAGAGCCACCCTCGGCTGTCGTCTCGCGTCTGGAACCGTGCGCTCTATCCGGCCGGGCAGGCGGCGCGCTGGCAGCAGATGCTGGATGCCGTCGCCCTCGATGTCGATGCAGGCTTTGCATCGGCCAGCTATGGCGGCTTCCAGATCCTCGGGGAGAATTACGCCATCTGTGGCGCGGCTGACCCGTGGTCCTTCGCCTGGCGCCAGGCACAGACCGAGGGTGACCAGTTGGAGGCGTTCATCCGTTTTGTCGTCGGCCGTGGGCTCAAGGGTGCGCTCCAGCGCGGCGACTGGGCCGCCTTTGCCAAGGGCTACAATGGCACCGCCTATCGCGAGAACAAGTACGACACGCGGCTGGCGGCGGCCTATGCGAAGCGGAGGGCTGCCTGATGGGGGCGCTCTCTCCGGTCCTGCGCGGGGCCGAGGATGGCGGCCTGCTGTTCTTCTGCCCCGGCTGCCGTGCAGTCCATGGCATCAAGGCGGGCGCAGGCAATGGTCCGCGCTGGGGCTATAACGGAAACCCTGATGCGCCGACATTCACCCCGTCGGTGCTGGTGACGACGGGCCGGGCGGTCGATCCGAACTTCAAGGAAGAGCCGGGCGACCCTCCCGCGATATGCCATTCGTTCGTGACGGACGGGAAAATCCAGTTCCTGGCCGATAGCACGCATGCACTCGCAGGCCAGACCGTCGACCTGCCGCTGTTCAGTTGGGGAGATGATTGATGGGCCTGGGCAAGATCACGCGCGGGCTCGGCAAGGTCGGGCTGGCATTCGAGGCGCTGGGCTATGTCGTGACCGCTGCAAAGGCGCTCGGCCGGGCGGTCAAGCGTGCCCCTGACGCGCGCCGCGATGACGATAAGGTGCGCCAGGAGCCAGCGCTCGATAGCGCACGGGGAATCGAAAGCCAAGACATGGCCGACCCTCGTCGTCAGCCCTGATTGCGTAGGTGACGAAAAGCCATGCCGACAATGAAGATCGCCATTAGGTAGACGATTAGATCTGATGCTCCGTCTGGCATATCCGTCCCTTTAGGGCGACTATAACCAATCTACAATATGGTTAACGTGATGCAGATCACTCGGAGCATTAGACTGTAGTACAAGCTACGCGACCGCGTTACGAAGCGCGCTGCTTGCCCGGAATGTCACCGCCCGGCGTGGCGCAATCGAAACCTCAACCCCGTTCTTTGGATTGCGACCGAGGCGTTCCCCCTTGTCATGCAGTACGAAGGTGCCGAAGTTGGTGATCTTGACGTTCTCGCCAGCCGCCAACGCATCGGCAATGTGCAGAAGGATCGAGTCGACCATCCTCTGGCAGTGCCCCCGCGGCAATCGTGTGTGCCGATAGATTGAATGCGCGATATCAGCGCGCGTCAAAGTCAAGAGTTCGCTCATGCTGCCCCCAGTTCAGTTCTGTATTTGATGTCGATTTTACAAGGAGATGGCAAGGTCATCTGGTGGCGATCCCGATCGCGACCCTGGCGACCGACGCAGCGACGATCAGTCAGAACTCAAGGGTGAGCAGTAGGCTGCTTCACCGCCACTCTTCCTCATCCGGCAGATGCTCGGCAAGCCGCTGCGCTTTGAACGGCTCGCCCATATCCAGATAGCGCTTCACCAGATCGTAAACCTCGCCTGGGTGCATAGGCATTCCGGCGTCGATCTGCTTGTGTAGAGCAGACGCCTCAAGGTTGAGCTGCCGCAGCTCCTCGATCTCGGTGAAGGTTCGGGACATGCCCCATGTTCGCGCCGCGCGAGCGAGTCGGTCAACCCTTCCATCCGGCACATGTTCACATTATGTTCTCAGCATGAGAATCGCCGCTGACCTTGATCGGCCGGCCGTCACCCCGTCGATCGGGCTGGCGATCGTTGGGGCCGAATTCCGCACCGAATGCGCGCCACGGCGCCAGGCGGAGATCGATCGCTGCGCCGCTGGCGAGCGCGTCACCCTCCGCCCGCTCAAGCGGCTGGTGGAAGGTGTGCCGGCCGTGTCGGTCTATTCGCAGCGCGGGCGCCAGATCGGCTATGTCAGTCCATCACATGCCGACTGGGCGCGCAACCTGCTGCCCAGCATGAGGGCGATCTTCCACAAGTCGGACAGCTTCGGCGCGGTCATCCGGGTAACGACCGATGGAACCACGCCCACCCTGCCCCAGCCGACCAGGCGCGGCGAGATGATGCGCCGGCCGCACGAGGTGCCGCCCGAGCCGGTGGACGAATTCTGCGGCATCAATTTTGATCGCTGGCGGCGTCGATAA